GAGCATAATAAGAAAGAACCCATAATAAGGTTCTTTCAACATTAGCTCTTTACCAATTTTACTAAGACTTTGTTGTTTATCCATTGTCCTTTAGTTTAATTTGAATATCAAAGCTATCCATCGGATAACCTATACTCTCAAGCATTCTAGTCATATCCAGCACAAAGAATTCCATAAACAATTCAATTGAATTTTTAGAACCTTTGTGTTGAGTAATAAGACTTAATGTTTTGGGACTGGTTAACATCCCATCTACAGAATCAAGAACTTTAAAAAGTTTTTGAGCAAGTTTATGACAGTTTTTATCCCAACTATCTACGTTATGTCCTCCAAATTTAAAGAGAACTAATAATTCACCAATGTAGGCTTTAAAGTCTACATTTTTCAAACTCTCAAATGCAATAATATGATTATCAGCATCTTGAGACTTCAACATCATAATCAGATTCTTTGTTTCTTCTTTGTCAAAAATCATCAGTCTTCAATTTTAAGTGTCTTAATCATCCATTCTTTAGGTGTATTTATATTATCCACCCATTCTTTTGCAGTAGGAATATAATTATTGCAGTCTTCTTTTACATGTTGTTCTGCAATATATCTTACATACACATTCTTACCATCAGAATTTTTAATCATATGACCAAAAATCTTCTCACATTCAAATATACCTTCACTATGATGACGGAACATTCTATGTTTACTATGACCAATCCAAGCCTTAGTAGCATCGAACCATTCATGGATTTCTAAATAATCCAACCAAGAACCACCAAACTTTCTAGCTGATGATTTAGCATGTTCAATAGGATGTGCCATTATACAGATTTATCAATTAAATTGCCTTCATGCTCATAAGATTCTGTAGTAACAATGTTGATGTTATTGAATATTTTGTATTTACCCGAAGGTACAAGAATACACATACTACCATAACCACCTTCATTGTTCCACCAATCCTCTATGTCATCTAAAATCTTACTTTCAGCAAAACTTTCTAAATCAGCAGCAATACCTGATTCAAAGTTTTTTAAAAGAACTAGTTCTTCACTACTCCAAGCATTGATGTTCTCTTGAATATAGTCAAGTGCATTTTCTTCATCATCTCCAAGAGGAGCACTTGTTACAGCAATATACTCAATGGCTCCGGAGTCACCTCCACCTTCATAATAAATTTTGATACCAGTAATACCCATATCAGCCAACTTAATTAGATGGCTTGTTATTTCAATTTCTGTCATAATCATTTGATTTTGTAGAACCTTCCTAGAATGTTCCCGTTCAGATACTCTTCTTTCTCAAGTACTTCATAGACAAACTGATGCTTTGTCTCTTGATATGTAAGTTCCATTTGGGAATAACATATCCGGAGTATTTCTCTTTTGATCACTACTCCTTCTTTGTGAGCATCTTTAAGAATTTTATTACTACTGTAATACTTCATAAAGTCCGGCTTCAGTTCTCTTTTGTACTTTTTTAACCTTTTATCAGTAGACATAGCCAAAGCTTTTTTACCTAAAGGTTTTTTAATATTAGCAAAGAAATTCTTTTTACCAATGTATGCAACAGACTTACCATCTATGATAGCAGTCATAATGTAGATAAAACCTACAGCTCCTGTAGGGATATCTAATTCTTCAAAGGATTTTCCTTGATATATCCAACTCATAGTACTTGTTTTAGTAATGGAAATAATGTCTCTCTAACTTTATCTACACCATAGTCTTTCACAGAATCTGATAGATCCTTTGACATGTCTAGATTCACATATTCAAAACCATATTTGTCTTTGTATTTCTGAGCAGATTTTAATCCAGGCTCATCATTATCAAACAAAACAATGATCTTTTGATACTTCTGTAGAAGAGGTTTCATAAAACTTTCTGGTATAACACTATTCTCACTGTCTGGTGCAATAGTTTCAATACCGGATATTCCCAATCTTTTAAAACACATCAAGTCTTTTAAAGAAGATGTAATGATCAAATACTTAGTATCATACTTAAGTTGATCACTACCTTGAATGTAATCAGAAACTTTGATGAACTTGTTATCCTTATTCTTTGGAGTGTAAATCTTATACAGTGATCCGTCCTCCCTAAAGAAACCATAAATGAAGTTTACTTGCATAGTAACAGAGTCAAGTAAAAGACCTTCATCTTCCTTGATCATTGTATAATATGAAAGTGGATGAACATTATGAGCTTCTAAAATAGAAGACGTGAGTTTAAAACCTCTCCAGTACTGCTGATCCAATGTATTCCAATGTCTCATTTCATAATCTGATACCACATATTTGCTATGAGGCTTGTAGACTATAGGAACATAAGTATTATTAGAAATGAAAGTATTGTAATCCTCCATTATCTTGAAGGATGCTTTACCTCTACTTTCTAAATTGAAAAGATGCATTACAAGGTTTAACCCATCACCACCATATCCAGAAGAAAAATCCTTAAACCGATAATTACCCCTACCATCAGTGTACACACACATAGAAGGAACTTTATCTTTACTGCTAAAAACAGATTTGAGTTTCAAACTCTGACCACAGAGTCTTTCAGTAAGTTTAAGGTAGTGTTCAAATACCCATTCTCTAGGTACATCGTTTAAATCAGAAATAATAGTTGTGGTAGAAATCATACTCTAAGTTTTAAAAATTAGGGGGAACTAGTACGACTCCCCCTAACTATATTAGTCTAGAGAGAAATCAGTAGATGGTTTTGAGGATATAGAAAGATCCTCATCATCTCCAAAGTTAGAAACTTCTTTGACTTCTAATTTTTTAAGATGCTTGGTTTCATCATAACGAAGAACTTTTCCTTCTTCAACTTCACCAAATGCATACTTACCATTTTCAGATTTTGGCAACCACATGTCATAGTTTGTATAACCTGTTTTACCAACATATTCTTTACCGGCAACACAGAACTCCAAGAATTTTCCTTGATATGGTGCTGTTTCATTAAAGGCTTTAACAAACTCTTCAATTGTATCATGCTTATTGTTCTGATCAACCATCCAGTCATTGATTCCCAATGTCTTACATAAATTCTGTAAGAAGATCAAGATTGATCTATCTCTTTGGATTTTGATACCAGACTTTGTTTCACCATCTGCAAATGCATATTGAGAAGCTTTAATTCTACCAATTTGTCCAGCATAATGACCCTTTTCAGGATTGTCTTTATCTAATGCAAAACCTTCAAAACCTTCAATAGGTTCTGTTTCAACATGCATGATCAAATGATATGCACCTGTGATAAACTTAAACTCTTCCAGTTCAACACTGTTGATTTTTAAAACATGATTACCTGGAGCAATTGTTTTTGGCATCCCGGATCCACCAGTGCCAAGATCTTCTGTACTTAAAGCCATACTTTTCTTTTTTATTGTTTATTATTAAATGAATACTTTGTCCCATGAGGTTTTTAATTCCCCATCAATCATCTCTGTAATTACTATCTCTTCATTACGTAAGTGCTCTGGTCTTGCACCACAAGTAACTTCCTCATTTGTCTTAAACGACAAAATAGTTTTGTTACCTTTTCGGTACATATAACCAATTGCATCCGCATTGGCACAGATTAAAGACTTGATTTTACCTGTCAAATCAATGTTTGCAGACATAACCATCTCACCTTTGTCATCTACGACCTTGTCTTTGATATGACCAGATAGAATAACAGTGGGAGCTAAGGTATCAATAAAATCTAAAACCTGAAAAAATGCTTGACGGATATATAAATATCCAGCACCGTTTGGTAATGTAGTTACATTATCTCCATCATAGTTCTTACCCATTGAAGTCTGTCTATAGAGTTTGATTGCCAGTGGCATAATCATATCTTCTAAAGCAGTAACTGTATCAACAGTAATAAACTTATAAGGATTACCTGCAGCTTTGATAGCTTTACCAGTGTCAAGAAGTTCTTGAAGACTACTTATTTTAATTTTGAGAGCATCAATAAAGTCTGTACCATTCTCTAAATCTAAAATCAGATTATCTTCAAGTCCTGCATATGCAGTAGTTTTACCAGTTTTTGGCTTAGAATAGATCACAATTCTTTTAGGATTCTGTCTTTCAGCCTTAACTTTTCTAGTTGGAAGTACTATACTCATATTTCACTTTTTGTTTGATTAATCAGATCATTTAACCATGCTCTGTTACTTACAGGTTTTATCAGCATGATTGCTGCAAGATCTCTGATAGTAATTTCTGACAATGGAGAATCTTCATAATTTTGAGAAGGTTCAGCTTCTTTTTTAGGAGCAAATTCTTCTTCAAAATCTGGAAAAATACTTAATGACTTTTGCAACTGAGGGATCTCAAGTTTAGCATCTTCTTTTCTCTTTTCATAGAGAGCATAACTAATCTCTTGACCACTTGATAATACAACAACCATCTCATTTACTGGTACAAGATATTTTCTATCAATTTTACCATCTGGTTCTTGTGTCTCAGTGACATCATATTCTTCGTGAAAGAATGGATTGTACTTTAGTTTAAATAATGTTCTATCCTCATTCATAGGGATGATATCAGTATTCATACCTTTATCATTATAAATG